CTTATCAAAGATCTAAAAGACGATAATATTCATAGTAAGTTAATTGTTTTTAGGGTTAAACACAACAACAATTACCCCCTTAAAGAAACTTTGCTTCCTATCGCAAAAAGAAAAATAATGAATTATATGATTCAATCAAAAATTATTAGACATAAAAATTTGACTAATATATCTTAGTTTTTTATTATTAAAATAAAAAAGTCATGGTAGTAAAACAAAGATCATTAAACGAGTTAAGACAAGAAAAAGAGTTTGGATACAAACATTCAGACAATCAAAAGAAAAAAATTAATGTTGACCCACAACACATAATCAATTTGGTTAGAAAATACCCAAATGATATGGATCTTGGAAAAAAAGTAAGAGGTTATTTATTGGAATTAGGGATTTATGAGTAAGGAACAAGTAAACCATCCAGAACATTATGGAGGATCTGAGAACGTATATGAAGCAATAAAGGTGATTGATGCGTGGGATTTAGGTTTCTCACTAGGTAATACGGTAAAGTACATCTCAAGGGCAGGTAAAAAAGATCCAGAGAAAGAAATCGAAGATTTAAAGAAGGCAAAATTTTATTTGGATCATCACATTAAAACATTGGAGAATAAATGAAGATGAAATTAACTGAAGAACAAAAAAGTAATATTCGTGATTTATATGAGGGATTAAAAAGTGATGAACAAACACTTGGAGAAACACTAGATATTATTGTGGATTTTTGTCTTGATGAAGGAATTGCTAATTTATCGGATGATCAAGATGAAGACCTAATCGAAGAATTTTCAAATGAGGTGTGGGATTATTTAGAAACTATAACGTAATTAATAAAAAAATAATGAGATATCTATATTTTTGTCTAATATTATTTTTGACATCCTGTATTGAAATAATTGAAGACCTAAAGTTTAATTTGGATGGATCAGGCACCTTTAAATATGTTATAAATCTTAGTGGTAGTAAAACCAAAGTAACATCCATACTCGCTTTAGATAGTTTACACGGAGAAAAGGTACCAAAGGTATCAGACATTAGAACTAAGATCGGAGAGTTTAAAAGAACCTTACAAGAGCAAGAAGGTATTAGTAACGTATTAATAACGGAAGACTATACCAACTTTATCATTAAATTTCAGTGTGATTTTAAAAGTGTTGAGGATTTAGAACAAGCACTAAAAAACTCAATTAAAAAACTATACCAAAACAACTATTACGAATATGATTGGGTTTCTTTTAAAGGTAAGGTATTAACAAGAAAAACACCTATTTTTTATTTAGATGATATTAGGAAGTTTGGTGATAAGGATATTGATAAACTAAAGACCGGAACCTATACTTCAGTGACTAGGTTTCCAACTAAAATAGATACGTTTGAGAATAAAAATTCGTTAAGATCAAAAAGTAATATGGCTTTAATGATTAAAACAACACCTGATCTACTTTTAAATGACCAAACCATATTAAACAATAAAATAATATTAAAAAAATGATAGAAACAGGAAAAATAATAAATGGGGATTGTATTGAGGTAATGAAAACCTTACCGGAAGGGTCTGTGGACTTAATTTGCACATCGCCGCCATATGGCGTGGGTATTGCTTATGACACACACGATGATGATGTGGAGTTTGAAGACTACCTTGTGTTTGCAAGAAATTGGTTAACTGAATCGTATAACGTATTGAAAGATGATGGGAGAATTGCGTTAAACATACCCTATGAAATCAATAGACAAAAGAAAGGAGGGAGAATTTTCTTTGTTTCAGAGATGTATCAAATAATGAAAGAAATTGGTTTTGGATTCTTTGGTATTGTTGATTTGGAAGAACAATCACCACATAGAAGTAAAACCACAGCATGGGGATCTTGGATGAGTCCATCCAGCCCGTATATCTATAACCCGAAAGAGTGTGTTATTTTGGCCTACAAAAAACTACACATTAAAAAGGTGAAAGGAGAACCACAATGGAAAGGGGTTCCTACTGACATAGAACAAGAAGATGGGACATTTAAGAAAAAAGTAGTATACGAGGAACAAGACAAGAAAGAATTTATGGAGTTAGTCTTTGGCCAGTGGAACTATTTTGCAGATACAAAGAGTTTAACTAAGGCTACTTTTTCTATGGACATACCAACGAAAGCAATAAAAATATTATCCTACAAGAATGATATAATTTTGGATCCATTCGCTGGTAGCGGAACTAGTTTAGTCGCTGCGGAAATCTTGGGTCGTAGATGGATCGGAATAGAACTATCACCAAACTACACTGAAGTGGCAAAAACAAGGGTGGAGTATTTTAAAACACTACAAGAAGTATCGGAAGAAAACCAACAGTAAAATGTTGGTTTTTTAGTTTTATGTAGTATTTATTTATTATGAGAAGAATAATAAATGAATCAGGTATCCGGGATATTAATAATATTGCTAAAAGATACAAAAAAGCAAAAATATACTTTCACCAAGATTTGGACGGTGTAACAACCGCATTGGCGATGAAAAACTATCTTGAACAACACGGTATTGAAGTTGTCGATGCTGAAGTAATACAATACGGATCTAAAGAATTCGCCATTAAAAAACCTGAAGGTGAAGGTGACGTTATGCCGGTTCTTGTTGATTTTGCTCACGGAAAACCAATGTTTGTTATTCATACCGACCACCACGATACACAAGCTGGTGTTGAAAAAGACACGGCAACAAGTTTCAAATCATCAAGATCAAACGTGGAAACCATATCACAAGTCGTTTCACCAAAAGAGATTTTCCCATCGGATGATATAATGTTAATATCAACGATCGATTCGGCAAACTTCGCGGTAAATCAAATAACACCAGAAATGGTTATGAATTACCTATACAAATACGATAAAGATAGTTCACTAAAGAGAAATAAAATGTTAATGGGGTTAGTTGTAAATAAACTATTATTAGCATATAAAAACAAACCAAGATTTTTGGAAAACCTTGTGTTAAACTCACAACCATCCCTTTTAAGTATTTTAAATAATATTAAAAAAGAAGCGGTTGAAAAGGGGTATGTCGAACCTGAACAACTAACAAAAAACAAGGAAAATTATATACAAAGTAGAAAAGAAAAGGGTGTAGAAACTCTTGGTAATATTATCTCTCAATATGGATTTGGTAGCACAACAAAGTCAGGTGCTTATGATAGATACACACCATTTAAAAACAATCCAGATTCCGATTTCCTTGTAACGGGAATGCCGATGGGTATGGTTCAAGCATCCTGCAACCCATTTAAAGAAGATAGAGCACTCAAAGGGGTAAATTTAGGTGAAATAAAAGATGAGGTATTAGATGTATTTAGAAAAGAATTTGAGGGGTTAAAAATAACCTTTGGTATTATAAAAAGGGTTGCGGAACAAGAAGCTGATTTTAGTTCAGTTGGTTTTACCTTTAAAGATATGGAGGCGATCTACGGTGAAAGCCCATCTTATAAAATAGACGGAGGAGAAAACTTAAAAGAGATTTTAAACAACATATCCTCCAAACTTTATAGGGGGTTATCTCAAAAACAAAAAGAATTATTAAATAAAGTTTCTGTTAATGGATTTGACGTTATAAGAGCAAACTCAGGAGGACACAAATGTATAACCAACATTTCAGGTATAAATTTTTTATATAGGGATAATAAAGGAGGTAAAACAGATAAAATTCCTAGTGAGTTATTACCAATCGCTAATTATTCAGGAAAAAATTCATTTTTAAACGACATTAAATCAAAATTGTTAACTTACGGTAGATTGTCAGACAAACAAATTGAGATGGCAATGAATCAGATTAAAAAGGAAGGGGGATCACCATCACCATCACCATCAACTGAAACAGTTGCTTCACAATCAAACAAAACTTACGTAGATGTTGTAAAACAAATCCAACAGGAATTTGTGAATATTTTAAATAATAAAATAAAATCACAATCTGAAGGTATAACTGAAAGTTTTAACAAGGGAGAAAATGTGGAGTCATTATTGAAAAGTCACGTTAAAGGACAAAAAGTTCTTTCTGAACGAGAATGGAAATTTATTATGTCAAAACTTAACGCAGTTACTGATAACAGAGGACAGTGGGATCATCCGGGTAGATGTACCATGATAGAAAGTAATAGAATAACTATGGAGAATGTTAATTTTCCTTTAGTTGGTATAGACAACACTGGTCACTTAAAATTAATGTTACCTGAAAACGATTATAAATTCCCAGGAAAAAGAGTTTTTGAAATACCATTAAAAGGTAAATATAAAAATTTAGGTATAAAATTACTAAAAACGATTTAATTTTTTTCTATGAACGACCAATTGTATTATTTTAATTATAGTGGAAAAATAAAAGAATGGCCGGGAATTAAATTAATAATTAATGAAAAAAAAACACATAAAGAAATAGGACACATCTTTTTAGTTGATGTTGATACCGCATATGATTACGATAGTAAAATAGAAAACGAGATATCAAATATTGAAGATTATAATGATTATGATTTTATAAAAGAAAATGAAACTATATTTTTACATAGTTTATTTATTGTTGAGAAATATAGGAATAATGGGTTTGGTAAAATAATCAGAAAAAAAACAGAAGACATTGCGATTGAGTATGGATATAAGGTTTTATCGTCTATAACAAATAAAAATAATTTACATTCCAACAGAATAAATGAGGGGTTAAATTATAAAATCTTAGAAAATTTAAAAGAATATAATTTTTTTTACAAAAAACTGTGATTTTACTAAACTAAGTTGTATTTATATATTACCTCTGACAAAATTTCTATATTTTTTATTAAATCACTTGATTAAACAAAAATAAATTTATAAATTTGTAAAACAATTAGGAAACGTTCTAATTAGTATAAAAAATTGATTTATTAATATATGTCTGAAATTACAAACGAAGTGGTTGAGATCTATGCCTACACTGACGACAAAGGTCAGAAAGTGTACACACCAAACGTAGAGTTTGCTGAGATAATGGCTAAGAAATACGGAACAAACGATGTTTACGTAGAAAAAAACTAAAAAAAAACAACAAAGGACTTGTCTAATTGAAAAAAAAGACTTAACTTTGTAAAACAAATCAGGAAAAGACCTGAAACGTTCTTTGAAAATCTAAATCCGACCGAAACAGTCGTCACAGTTAAAAAAAGCGAAGTAACACCTCCCTTTCTTTATATGTGAAACTAAATTAAGTCATTGGGCCGTGTATGGTCCATTAAAATAAACCACGAAAGTGGGATAAAGTGAACCCTTAGTGTGTTGGGTTTGCGTCTTGGTGAGTCTTCGGACTTGTCGAGATTGAGTACACAAGCGGGATACCGCTTAACCTTTAGTACCGAGGGCAACGCTGTAGGGAAAGTGGTTAGGTGAATTGGCAATGTGGGTTGTCAGTTTGAGATGGGAACATCGATAGGAATAACTCGTAGGGATATTGCAAAAAATAAGGTTATCCGATTTTATTATTGCGTGTTCCATTATGATAGGATACTTAAAACCGAAAGGTATGTTAGTGTACAAGTGGTGTTGTTACTAACCTTGACCGTCCCCTACCAAGGGTTCGATCTCGAAGTAGTCTTGAAATATTGAGATGGGGACATTTCACGGGGTAGTTTGGTATTTCGTTGTTCAAAAGATAACGAATCTAAAGACGGACCACTACTTCGATCAATCCACGACACCAAACTTATGGAGCTTTAATTCCAATTAAAATTACATTAAGCAAAAGTGTTCGTCAGGTGTCAATGAAAGGTGACTACATAGTAACGAGCAGTTCGTTGCGTAGTGAGACCGCAAGTTGAACTACATTCTTACCAAAAACCTCTATTCCCGCAAGGAAGAGTTGGGACGGCAGTCTCGAAGAGAGTTGAGTAATGAGAGAGTAATTGATACCTCAAGGAGTGATTCACCTAAATAATCGTCACTGAGGAATACCATTCAAAAGATGGTGGATACGAAGGGAAACAATAATCCTTCAAAAGGTTCTCAATAACAGGTATAATCTCAGCCTTTTTTAAAAAACTACTTACTGGTAAAAAAAATTGATGGATGATAAAAAATTATTGTCCATTTTTTTGTGAGTTAAATTTTTTTGCATATCTTTGTTGTATGAAAAATGATAACAAAATAGGTAAAGCGATTACGGACAAACATATTAAGATCGTTAAAAAAATTACTAAAGATATGGTAATTAGTGCATATAAAAATTACAAATATTATGTGGATTCTGACCTATTAGATTCAGCAATTAAAATCTCATCAATTAGAAAATATAAACACGAAAAATCTGTGTGGTTGGATAATAAAGAACTATATACCTATGAGATAGATGTTATTGTTGATATGCGTTCTGGACGGAGTTGGAAAAATAACAATTATTGCCAACGAAATGCAACAAGATATAATAGATATTATAGGAATAGTATTTATAATTCAGTTTTAGAATATTTAAAATATTTTGGAATTGATGAATCAGATAACCCCACTATTTCAAAAATACAATACAAAGAAATTGTTTAATTAAAAAAAAAGTATTACATTTGTATAAATAAAAGATATGGCAACACTAAAACACATAATGATCGTCCACCCTAAGTTTGGTGAAGTTTTAAATGAAACTTTTATGGATGAGGTACAGTTTAAAATATTTTTGAATATGGTCCACTCATCTATTGAGTTGAATCAAAACCTATCAACGTTTAATGGTAAAGACTTTTTAGTTCACGTACCAAGTTCAATATTAAAGGAATGTTTAGTTATTGGTAATAGTAAAGAGATGTCAATAGCTGAGGTTGTTATAGCAAAATCTAAGTTGGAGGGATAGTTTCTTTGTTTCTCTTTAAAACAAAGTGGTGGCAGTTTGTATCACAATCCGTGATCGACCCGAAATTAGGTGAGGTTTTCCTCACCTTTTTTTATTATATGATATATTTATTAGTATGGATCTAAAAAGAATTATTAGAAAGGTAATAAAAGAGGCTCACGAAAAGAGGCAAATTAACGAAGCCACATGGGTACCTAAAAATACTGGAAGTAAATATGGTATGAGACTTCACCCCGTACAGAAAGTTTATAAACTTCATGCTGGTCAGGATTATCCTGAACCACAAGGTACTGCTATTATTGTAATTAAACCAGGTAAGGTATTAAGATCTGAATTTGGTAAAGCCAATGGTAATTTTGTTGAAATTTTACATAATGATGGTTCGGTTACGATGTATTTACATCTATCTAAGAGAATGGTAAGTGCTGGTGACATTGTAAATAGTGGTAAAGTAATTGGGTTGGTTGGATCTACAGGTCTTTCTACGGGGCCACATCTACATTTTGTTTATAAAAAGGATGGTAAAATGATAAATCCTGAAACTTATGCTCCACAGGTATTTAGATTTAGTAATAGTTCGTCACCAGACGTTAGTGAGTTTGTTAAACCGGTTGCAAAAGGTAAAACAAAAGAATATATGGTGTATGCCATCTCAAGTGGAAAAGTGCATAACCCAACCGGTAATTATATTGGTAGTTTAGGTACATTAATATCAAAAAGAAATGGTGAACCGATATATGGATCACAAAGAAAACGAGATGGTAGAATATTTTTATTCACATTTGATAACAGTAATGATGTATTATACATTGAAATGTCTAATGAGGACTTTTTAAATTATGATGTTAAAAAACAAAGAATAGAAGGGACGTGGGAAAAATTAACGGAAACTTCTGTTGTTAGAGATTCTAAAAGTAAAAACCAAGAAAAATCTTCTGAAACAAAAAATAAAGAAACTCAAAAATCAGGAGATTTAAAAGACGATAGACTTTCAGAACCAATTTTAAAGGCAATTAATGACTTAATAAAAAAAGGTGTTAACATTACAAAAAAAAATATAGATAAAGAATTTGAACAGGAAGGGTCAACAAGACCTGATTTGGGAAAAAATAAAATTGCAGAAAAGAAAATACTAGAACTTAT